GATGGAGAATCGCCGCTAGCGATTCTGCGGTTGCATTTGTGTTGCGACGTAGCACCCGATCTTCTTGGGCGGTCCAGCGTGCACCGTGGAATTTTCGCCTTCTCTTAGCCATTCCCGAACCATCATCCAGCGGGCCTTAATAAAACGCTAGCGCCGAGGTTCCGCCGCTAGCGCGCTAGCTGTGTTGCTAGCGCTTTATTCATATGTATAGCGCTATAAAGATACGAATAGACGCTAGCGCTAGCCTCATGCTACAATGGCGCTATACATACAGCTATTCCGCTATACCTTTGAGGACGAAATGCAAGTTATATCAATCGTTTCAAGCAAGGGCGGCGTTGGCAAAACCACCCTCACTAGCGCGCTAGCTGTTGCCGCTGCGAGTGACGGGAAGCGTGTAGCGCTAGTCGATCTGGACCCTCAGGGTTCACTCGAAGGCTGGCTTGATCGCAGGGGAGGTGATGACCTGGCGGTCCTCGAAAACATCGAAAAAGCGAGCCAGGCCTTGGAAGAAATCGACGAGGAGCAGTACGACCTTCTGTTGGTCGACACACCGCCGGCGTTCCTGGCCCTGATAGAGGACGCTATACAATCGGCTGACCTCGTGGTGATCCCGTTGCGCGCTAGCGCTCTCGACATTCTCGCCAGCGAGGATGCGGTGCTGATGGCCCGCGAGGCGAACGTGGCGCACCTTTGCGTGATCAACGATGCCGAGCCGCGCTGGAAGACGACGGAAGCGGCTAGCAAGTACCTGACTGTCAACAAGGTGCCTGTTGCCAAAGCAATCGTCACACACCGCGCGGCCTACCTGGGCGCGATGACGGCAGGAAAGACCGGTCCCGAGATCGACAAGACGGGCACCGCAAAGGAGGAAATCTCCGCGCTATGGGCCGAGGTGAAAGCCATTCTCGCGAAGGTCCGGAAGGGAGCAAAGGCCAATGTCTGAGCTCGCGGATGACGGCAGCGAGTTTGCTGCATTGCTTGGCGGTTTCGGAACGCATGCGAACACGCAGAAGCGTGCGCGCGCCGAGCGCATGGCGGCTCTCAAGAAGGGCGACAAACGCCGGCAGCGCCAGGTCACGCGGCCGCATCAGTTCAATGTGCGCGTCGACGACGACACGAAAGCTCTGACGCAGGCGCTCATCGACCGGTTCAATGCCGCCGATCGTGACGGCAACGGGAAGTGGTCTCAGGCCGACATCGTGATTGCGGCGATCGCCGCGCTCGCGAAGGCCGAGAAAGTGAGGGTAGGGGCATGATCTACGTTTGGAGAACACTTGCCGTTCTCGCCGGCGTCGCCGTGATCGCTGCTGCAACTCACGCCAACGTGCTTCACGCCGGCGGCTATGAGACGAGTGACTCGTGGCTCGTTATCACGATTGCCGTTCTGCTCGCACTGGGCGCCGGCTACTGCGCGATTGCGTGGGGGGAGGGGCATAAGATCGGCGCCGTCCTGCTCGGTCTGTGCCTCGTGTCGGGTGAGGTGTACTGGCTGCTCACGAATGCCGAGAGGGAAATCGCGAAGCGCGACGAGCTCGCCGCTCCGCTGCGTGATGCCTCCGTGAAGTACGCAGCAGCAGAGAAGCGCGTCGAAGAGGCGAGGGCAGCCCTCGCAACGGCCGGAGAGCGGGCGCAGGCTCGCGTGAGCGATGCGCTGAAGGCAAAGCAGGCGGCAGACGCCGCGGCCGTCTCCGAAGCAGCCAAGCCCGGTTGCCGGAAAAACTGCGTCGACCTCCTGAAGGACGCGAAGGACCGCGCCGAATCCGAATTGCGTGAGGCACGCGCCCGCGTCGACGCTGCGCGATCGGAGGCCGACGTAGAGCTGAAGGCAGCGGAAACCGCACTGGCCGCCCTTCCGATCCCGCGCAACGCGTCGCCGCTGCCCACGCGTCTCGGCTTCGCACCCTGGGCCTGGGATTTGGTTATGGCTGCCCTGCGCTCGCTTGCAGTCGTCGGGGGCTCGATCGCCGTCGCGCTCGCCCTGCATCCTCATAGGAAGTTGGACACGGCACAGTCTGATAATACAGCGCCGAAACAGTCAGAGACCGCGCCGGCGCCTGTCATGCTCCGCAAGGCGCAACCAAAGCCTGCTCTAAAGGCTCTGCCGCGGCCGGACGATCAGGAGCACGTCGCGGCGTTTCTTCGTGCCGTGCTGAGGCCAGATCCGGAAGGCAGCGCATCGCTGCGCCGTCTCTACGGGCAATATCCGGAATGGTGCGAGGCTCGCGACATCACCCCCCTGCCGGCAGCCGACCTCGGGAAGCATCTGCGAACGATCGTCGACGCGATCGGCCTCGAGGTCGAGCCCGAAGGCAAAGACATGGTTGTCCGGGGTGCCGCACTCGCGGCCTAGTTCGGATGCCACAAACGAAAGCCCCGCTCCGGAGATCCGAGGCGGGGCTTTTTCATGATCAATTGTTGATCGTGGTCGACGGAGTGCCCTTGTCATGAGGCGATTGAATTCCCGATAGTATGACGAAACGAGCGAGCGCCGCTTCGGCAACGCGAAGCCGATCGGTGAGGCCATCAATCGCTGCGATCACCGGCCCCATAGGGCCGTATTCAGTGTTCTCCCATTCCGCTTCGCACATTGCGTCGACCGCCTGCTTAAGGGCCTCGTGCTCGAGGGAAACCATTTTCCAAGCGATGCGCTCGCCAACGCTGCAGGTGCTTTGAGGGTGCATGAGCGCCCCGAAAACATTGGCAATGTTCTCGAAAGTATCGAGTGGTTCGAACCGGGTAAGAGGCTCAGTTGCCATCGACCCCTCCGGCGTCCGGAAACAAAATCTCCATCATAAGCTTCGTATTTTTCGAGATGTGATCAGCGACAAGAACGAGCGCTGACTCAACGTTAGCTGTGCTGGTATATGCGCCGTGCGCGCATGCATCAGCGATAATTGTCAGCGTCGTGGTGCACTTCTCGATCTCGAGAATGGGCCGCTCTAAATCCAACCGTCGGGAATCAGACATCGCCACCTCCCGAGACGATCACGGCTGCCTCATAGAGCTTGGCGAAGGCGTAATCCCCGCCGTCGGTCCACTCGTCGATGCACTCCTGATGGCCGCCGAAAAAGAATTGCCGGAGCGCTTCAGCTCTTAGGGCAATGTCGCGCATCGAGGTAGGCGTGCGCTCGTGAATGGCTTCAACCAGCGCCTCTACGATGGCCTCACGGGCATCACTTTCAGCCACGGCCGCAGCATGGCCCGGCGTGCCCTCGATGCTCATTTCGAACCGCACAGAGGCTTGATAGGCGTCGATCGCGCGCCGCAGCTCGAGCAGCTCGAGATCCGCGTCATGCGTAAGAGGGAACGCCGAAGGATGAGGGGAAGCGTCGGCCGCGATCGGCACAACGACGGCCGCGCCGGCGACGCCCTGCAGGATGGATCGGCGTGAGAGCTTAGACATTGGCAGCACCTCCGACTTTCCACATCGCCAGCAGCAGGGCGCCGAGCATCCGATGGCCGGGAAACGCGCTCTCCGTCAGCTCTGACACCTGACCGTCGCCGTAATGCATGGTCAGCATCTCGGCGCGCAGGAAGAGATCGCGCGTCGTCTCCGCTCCAGGCGTGAACACGTGGGAAGCGACCATCTCGCATTCCTCCCACGCATCGCGATAGCGCGCCTGCGCTTGCCGGTACTCGTCGCTTTCGTCCTCGGCTGGGCAATCGCCCAAAGCCCACGTTGCGGCTTGAGCAGCCGACACCACGCGACGCACGTCGCGGAATTCGAGGTCATCCCATGTGAACCGCGCTTTGCGGAGGAAGAACGCTATCGGCTTACGCGTCTCCGGGGAATCGTCATCGACCATGTAGCGAGAGACGACGGGCTTTGCCTTTCGGGTCTCGATCAAAAGAAAGCGCCGGCCCGCAGAGCGACGACCGGCGCGAGTTGTTGGGGGAAGGGGACGCAGGAGAAGCATGACGACGCAACCTCACAGACTCAAACGTGTATGTTTACTCCAAATGTGTATCATTGCTGTGTTGCCGGGATCAACAGGTTTTGTGTACCTATGCACCTATGAGCACCACATCGAAGAAAAACGACACGATCACTGTTCGCGTTGACGAGGCCACAAAGGAGGCGCTCGAGCGCTACGCCATCGACGATGATCGAAAGCTGTCAGCCTACTGCGCGCGGGTTTTGAAAGCGCATGTCGACGGCAGGTCGAAAGCCGGGAAGGCAAAGGGCTGATCATCAGCGGTTTAATCGTCCCTCCCTTGACGATCTCCATTAGTGAGCTACATTGTAGCCCAGAAGGAGACCGAGACATGCCCGCAATGAACGCTGTTGTCCGAGCCAGGATCGAAGAGGATGTGAAGGCCGAGGCTGAAGCCGTTCTTAGCCAGATCGGCCTTACACCGTCGTCCGCCTTCCGCCTCTTGATGGTTCGCACCGCTGCCGAAAAGCGTCTGCCGTTCGAGCTTCTGCAGCCGAACGCTGACACGCTCACGGCAATCAAGGAGGCTCGCACTCAGGGCGGCACGGAGCGGTTCGCTACAGCCGCCGCACTGATGGCCGACCTGCATGCGGACGATTGAACGCTCGAGCAAATTCAAAAAGGACTTCAAGCGCATCGCAAAGTCATTGGGCTCGCAGACGCTGGATAAGCTATTGACCGATGCGCTTGAATTACTACTAAACGACAGGCCGCTTCCGACCAGTTACAAAGACCACGAGTTGACCAACGCCGCCGGCATCCGGGACTGCCATCTAAAGCCAGACTTGGTGTTACTCTACGAGCGGCCCGACGATCACACGCTGCGCCTAATCAGGCTGGGGAGCCACAGCGATTTATTCTGATCGGGGCTAAGGGGCATGGATCTCGCTGAAGCACTCACCGAACAGCTCGCCGCGGCCCGACGTGTCGTCACGAGCGGTTCGACCGTCATACCGGCTTGGCGCATCGGCACGCCCGACGGCGAATATCTGATCCTCACGCAATACGATGAGACAAAGCCGGAGCAGCGTGAGCGAGGCCTCTACCTGATTGGCCGGTTCATGGCGTGGAAGCTGGCCACGTCGTTTGTGCTCACCGCCGAGGGAACGCACCGTGACGACCGAGGCCGGGAGCATGAGCACCTGATCGGGGCGGGGATCTCGTCCAGCCAGGTCATAGGTGCCCGGCAGCGCATCACGCGCAAAGCTCGCGTGGAGTTTGGGCACCTCGAGCCGTTTCAAAGTCGCGACGCCGTAGACCCGGTTCTGCTCGCACTGCTGCCCGCTGGGCAGAGCAGCGTCGACGAAAAGGAAGCCCGTCTGCTGGCGTCACTGTTTGGCGAGGACGGAGAGATGCCGGCGCACCGTCTCAACTAGCCGGGCGGCCGCGCGTCGAGCATCAAGGGCACGCCAACGGTCGGACGCTTCGCTACCCATTCCGGGGGGTGCGTGCCATCTGCAACGCAAGCCGAGTCAAACAGGTGGAACTCGGCTTTGCGCCGCTCGCGCACCTGCGTTGCCATCCATTCGCATTCTGACATTGACGGGAACCGGAGGGGGTAGCCGACCTTTGCCGGCCCGGTGCCGATCGCATAGAGCATGTAGAAGGTGACGAGATCCATCGAGCGCCCTCCCGTGACTATATCCAGTCCATAGAAAAAGACCCTCTGCGCTACCGGTTCATTAGCGGAGATTCCTACCGGTATATAGGAGGGGGTAAAAGCCCGCAGCCAAAGGGGGGCATTGGCCCGCACTAAAGGGGGGCAAAAGCCCGCAACCCGACCTTTGAAACTGCTAGCGTTTTGAGAATCCAGGGGGCGGACCGGATTCCGACTTGCCCGACTCGTTTCGCGAAAGCTTCATCGCATAGCCTGTTCGCAGGGACGCTTCGGGGGCCACGTGGTCGAGAAAATTGCAAAGCTGAGCCGGGACACGAAAGCGCCCGCCGTCGACCTCGTGGAAGTCGCGGGCGATGAGAACCCCGCGTTCCTACATGCCGTGCTCTGCCAAGTCGGCCTGCCCCGCAGCCCCGTCGACGAACGTCATTTCACGCGCACCAGCGGCAGCGCCTCGCTCAGGCTCGATGCCGGGCAGTGGTTCGATGGCCGGACCTGGGAAGACATGCCGCTGCCTTCGGGCACCCGTCCGCGCCTCGTGCTCTTTCACGTCTGCTCTGAAGCCGTTCGCACCCGCTCGCCCGTGGTCGAAGTAGAGGACAGCGTGCGCGCCTTCCTGCGCCGCCTTCGCATCGATACGAACGGCCGCCACATGAAAGCCTTTCGTCGACAGATGCTCGCCCTTGCCGCGTGCCGTATGCAACTCGGATACAAGATCGCCGATCGTGTCGTGAACCTGAAGTGCGATCCGATCGACGAGTTCGAGGCCTGGGTGCAGACCGATGACGACGGCCAGCGTGCGATGTGGCCGGGCGTGATTACGTTATCGGGGAAGTTCTTCGACACGCTCGCAGAGCATGCCGTGCCGCTCGATCCCGGCGCCATTGGCGAGCTGCAAAACTCGGCGCTCGCGCTCGACGTCTACACCTGGCTCGCGCATCGCCTCTGCCGTGTTCGCCAGAACGGCGGGGCCTCGGTTTCATGGTCGGCGCTAAAGGGCCAGTTCGGCCAGGAGTATCGAACCGAAAAGGACTTCAAGCGCGAGCTCGTCGGCGCCCTTGCCAAGGTGCTGCCCGTCTATCCCGGCGCCCGCGTCGACAAGATCCGGGGAGGGCTGCGCCTCATGCCGAGCCCGCCGCCCGTGAGACGAAAAGGCGTCGTTGTGGCCCTGCCTGACAGCGAGAAGCCCGGACTTTCTTTAGCGCCTATAAAAGAGATCCCCGCCCCGAAAAAGGCGGCCGAGATCCCGCCAGCTCCCCTGATCAGCGAGGACGCGCTGGCGCAGGTCCGCAGCGTTGCCCCTGGCTGGGACAAGTATTTCCTCGCTGCACGCTATAGGGAATGGATGAAGGGCCGGGAGCACCCGAACAACCCGGACGCCGCGTTCCTAGGATGGGTGAAGCGCTTCACCAAAGGCAAGCCGCCAGCCTAGAGTGCCTTACCAGCCAGCGTTGAACGGAGTGCTCATGACGACCCCGTCTCAAGAACACTATCTCTCATTCTCGGCAGAGATAAACCCGGCGACCACTGAAAACCTCATCGCTGTGATGGCACAGCTCTGTAATCAGGGAGCCACGAAAGTTCACCTGATGCTGTCGACGCCGGGTGGCTCGGTGATGCACGGTTTCACAATTTACAACACGCTCCGAGCGCTCCCATTGCAGTTGGCCACCTACAACATGGGCAACGTGGATTCGATCGGAAACGTCATATTTCTAGCGGGGAAGGAACGGTATGCGTGCCCGAACGCGACCTTCATGTTCCACGGTGTAGGATTGGACGTGACGGGTGGGGTCCGCCTTGTTGACCAGAGCCTTCGCGAACACCTGGATTCGATCGGCTCAGACCACCGTCGGATCGGTTCCGTCATCGGGCAACACACGACTTTGCAAGAAGCGGATGTCGTTGAGTTGTTCAAGGAAGCCAGGACCAAAGACGCAACTTGGGCGAAGGACGTCGGTATGATCGATGCTATGAGCGAGCCGAAGATCCCCCCGGGGACTCCGATACATAGTTTGGTATTCGCTCGCTAGTGCGTTGGGACCGTTCAAACCGTCTCTCGTCATAGCGGCCCCACAGGGTTGATTGCGCAACACAGTATAGCACTGCCGGATCAGGATGCCACCGTCAGCTTTCGCGAGAGTAAAACGCGGACTGGTGCGCTAACCAGTCTGGGGGACTGGTGATCATGCCTTCGGAGGGTAGAGGTCACAAACGGGTCTTCTGTGCGACGCTTGGCGCTAGCCGACGACAGCAAATGACGCGTTCGAACATGCTCACACCGGCACGCGACAGGTGATGAGGCTGCGAGCACTACCTTGACATGGCAGTGGCTCATCGGTGCCGAAGGCGCTAGATCCACAAACTAATGCTCTTCGATGTTCACATTTTGTTCTGACTCATGCTAGTCGGTCGGTCATGACCAATCGCTGGCACATCTGGCGGACCGTCGGCGCCTTCTCGGAAGCCGTATTCGTGCTCCACTACGAAGACCCGCGCGAAGGGCCAGATAGGAATTGGACCACCTACGTGCCCGAGCGGATTCGCGGTTTAGGGCCATGGTGGGGGTACAAGAGCGGCCTTGTCGTGCGTCTCTATCCGCTCTACCGGTGCGCCCTCGCATCACAAGGTTACATGGTGATGGGTCTCGAGCAGGCGTCAAAGATCGAACGCCCGCGACGTCGGCACGTCCGCTTGCGCGCCGGCTGCTTTAAGCCCATATCGGCCTCGTGTCCGCGTTCATCCCCCCGTCAGAGCCCGTAGAACAATCGTTGCCGCCATCCGGCAAGGGATGGCTGCACGAGGTCAAATTCGACGGCTATCGCCTGCAGCTCCACAAGGACGGCGATCGCGGCTTGATCTGGTCGAAGAACGGGAAGGACTTCACCGCCCGATTCCGCGATCTCGCCAAGGCCGTCGCTGCTCTCCCGTGTAAGACCTGCATCGTCGACGCCGAGGGCGTCGCGCTCGATGCCGAAGGCAGGCCCGACTTTCGCGCGCTTGTCGGTGGGCAGAAGCACAGCCGCGTTGCGTGGTGCTTCGATTTGCTCGAGATCGACGGCCGCGACATGCGCGCATTCCCTCTGCTCACTCGCCGCGTGCGCCTGGCTGCGCTCCTGAAGAAAGCCGGCGACGAGGTGCTGCGCATGTCGGACACGTTCCCCGACCCCATGAAACTGCTCGCCGCGCTCGACGAACGCCAGCTAGAGGGCATCGTGTCGAAGAGATCGGATCAGCCCTACGTCAGCGGCAAGAACCGCGGATGGATCAAGGTGAAGTGCCACGCGTGGCGCGAGGCGAACAAGAACAGGGGCGAGCTGTTCGGCAAGGGTCGCTGAGCGCTAATTTTCGGACACCCAAAAAGGGCGCCGAGCTTTCAGCACTTTCGCCGTACCCTCGCGGCAGCCCAATATTTTAATGGGCGAAATTGGGATAATGGGCAGATATGCGGGGAGCTGCGGATCGAAGACGCGGCCCTGTTTGATAAAAAATCAAAACAATCAATGCCCCTTGGCACCTACTCGACCTATTTTAGCTCGAAATAGCTCATGGCGGCCCGTTTGAATGTTTGAATTTAATCAACGGAAATCAGGACGGACGCTCCTGACGAACGGTAAGGTCACGGTAAGGCTGGCCGCTGTACGTCGACGCGCTTGATAAACAATCAACGGATATCAAAAAATCATGACCCACGGCGGCGCCGTCTCACTGCTTCTGCAGAGAGAAAATAGCTAGCCCTCGATCATGTCTTTGATGCTGTTCGGGTTGTACGGACGGCCGCGCTCGTTCAGCAGACCTTTGTCGGCCAGCATGCGGGAAATCTCCCGGAGCGATCGACGCTCGCCCGTCTTGGGGCTTGCCCGGCGCAACCGTTTCACCTCTGCGACGACCTCCGGCCGAACCTCGGAATGCGCCTTGCGGCCTTCACACTTGCCCGTGTCGCGACGCTTCCGATCACGCGCGCCCTTGAGCTTGGCCACGAGGGCAGCTTTTTCGAACTGCGCCACGGCGCCGAGCACCTGACGGATGAGGGCTGCCGTCGGCGTGTCCTCGATGAAGCTTCCGGGGCTGTCGGCTGCGATGAGCTCGATGCCGAGATCTCGCAGCATGCGGAAGCCGGTCTCTTGGACGATGAGATCACGAGCGAACCGGTTCGCTGTCTCGACGATGATCGTCCTCACGCCGTTGCTCGCGACGCGCTCGAGGGCAGCCGCAAAGCCGGGACGGGCATCGATCGCGTCTGCGCCTGAGACCGCCGCGTCATAGAACCAATCGACGATCTCGACGCCGGCCGACGCCGCGAAGGCCTCGATAGCTGCACGCTGACGCTTGTCGCTGTCTTTGTCGGCGCCGACGTTCGCAGCGCTCGACGTGCGCAAATAGCCGATGGCTTGTTTCAGTTCTTTGGCGGCCTTGGCCATGATTTCCGGGCCTCCTAGCCCGATTTGTGTTAGTTATTCCTCAGATAAACTAACAGGCTTCAGGGCGTGAAACAATCAAAATCGACTTTGTGGCTCACCCACAGCGGGCCCCGAGCTGGTGAAATTCGCCAAACGCTAAATAGAAGGTAGCGAGGATCAACCTCTCTATGGGACCCAGCACCCTCGTGTGTGCTGGAGAGAGGAAGCCAGCATGCTGTATATTGTGGCAAGGGTGCTCATAGCACTCGGCTACGTGCTGCTAGCGCTGCACCAGATCATGAGCATCTGAGCCTGATCGACCCCCGTGTTAATTCACGGGGGTTCGGCCGCGCCCTGTGGAATGCGGGGAAACACCTCATGAAGCGAATCCATGCCGCGCTCTGGCGTTGCGCACTGGCTCGAACAGGGCCAGGGCTGATTCACGCACGGGGCTAGGGTCGCCCCCGAACGGCGGTCATCCACCCGCCCCGCCCCGTGCCGTGATCTCAGTGGATCGCGCCGGGAGGCGCATAGCAATGAACGAGCACATCAGGCCGCCAGCGGCATACGAAGAGCTTCCCCACAACATCGACGCCGAGCAGGGCTTGTTAGGTGCGATACTCGTGAGCGAGCGCAATTCGGCATTTCATGCCGTCTCAGCTCTGGTCTCAGCAGAGCATTTCTATGACGAGTTACACGGCGCGATCTTTACGGCGATCGAGGCCACAATACGCAGCGGTCGCACAGCGACGCCCGTAACCTTGAAGGCTCAATTCGAGGACTACCCGCCGATCGAAAACGGCCGACTGACCGTTCCGCAGTATCTCGGCTCGCTGGCCGTGAGTGCCACTACCGTAGCCAATGCCAAGGACTATGCGAGGACGGTTTACGACTACTTCACGCGCCGTCGCATTATCAGCATCGCCGCAGAAATGATCACGTCGGCCTACAGCGCCCCCGTCGACTTCCCTCCTTTGCAGCAAATTGACCAAGCTGAAATGCAGCTCGACGCGCTGCGCCTTAAAGAACGGAACGAACGCGAAGCGATAGTTGTAGCCGATGCGATGGATGAGGCGATCGACCTCGCGAACCTCTCTCGCATGAGCGGCGCGGGATTGGCAGGACTATCAACCGGGATCGTCGGTCTGGACGCAAAAACCGGCGGTCTAGCGCCTTCCGACATGATCATTCTTGGCGGTCGGCCGGGGATGGGCAAAACGGCGCTCGCGACGACGATAGCCGCCAACGTCGCTAAAAGTGGTCAGAGCGTCGGCTTTTTCTCGCTCGAAATGTCTCGTGCTCAAGTCGCTGCGCGGATCCTAGCGGGAGAAACGGGCATCAGTTCTGACACACAGCGACGGGGCACGTTCTCGGAAGCCGAGATGCGCAGTCTCATGACAACTCGCGACACGTTCCGGTCTGGACGGGTGCAATTGCATATCGATGACACCGGCGGGCTCACACTTCCTCAACTAGCAACTAAAGCGCGTCGGCTTGTGCGGGCCAAGGCGCTCGGCCTGATTGTCGTCGACTATCTGCAGCTGATGGGAGCTACCCGCAGAGGCAACGGTTCGAACCGCGTCCAAGAGCTAACCGACATCACGACCGGGCTTAAGTCGCTCGCTAAGGAATTGAATGTGCCCGTTCTGGCCTTGTCTCAGCTCTCGCGCAAAGTCGAAGAGCGCGACGACAAGCGCCCTCAGCTTTCGGACCTTAGAGAGTCCGGCTCGATAGAGCAGGACGCGGACGTCGTGATGTTCTGCTACCGCGACGAGTATTACGCCGAGCAAGAGAAGCCCCAGGCAGACGCCAAGCAGGTCGATATCGACGCGTGGGAGCAGCGCATGGACCGCTCAGCAGGGATGGCCGAAGTCATCATCGCAAAACATCGGCACGGCCCAGTCGGATCTGTGGAACTGGCCTTCGACGGCCCGCGCACGCTCTTTACGGATAGGGGGTAGCGATGGGGAAGAGCCGGATAGTAAAACCCCGCGGTGAAACGTTCTCGGACCGCATTGGACGTCCTCGACGGAGTGAACTGCGCTTAGTCTGCAGAGACCTTCACGTGCCGGAGGCCTTGCGGAACAGTGTTCCCGAGGGCACCACCGAAATTACGCTGCGGTGGAGCGAGTCTGACATAGCAGAGGCCGCGCGCACCCATACGCAATTAGAACTTCACAATGCAGCGCTTCAGCGCATCGACGATCACTCGTCGGCTGACGAACAGGCAAAAACCTTAGCGACGCTCGTAAACATCCTCGGATTAATCCAGGCGGCGGGTGCGCCACACGAGGCTCAAGCGCGCCTGATCAATGTCATCAATGGAATGGACAGCGTTCGCTCTGGGCATCCCGAGCCGCTTTTTGAACCACCGACCGCTAGCAAAAAGAATATCGATCATCGCAAGACCCCGAAGCGAGTTTACACCTTCATTGCGGATTGTGTCGTCGCCGCCGAGGCAAGGAAGGCGTGGAAGAAAGAGACAATAGAGGATGCTCAGCGCGAGTTTTTAAGGGCCTTCTCGACGGCAATACCAGCTCCCCCTGGCAGCCTTGCGGAGAAGCGCTTGTTCCCCGTCAGAAAAGGGAGCGTCGATCGGCCAAACGATGACGAGGAGTTAGAAAGGCGCCGGGAACTCCTGCAAGAGTGGAGCAAGCCCAATACCCACGTCGGATGGGATACTCCATTTGCTACGGCGAACTTGAAGATGGTCCGCGGCCTGCTAGCAGAGCTCGGACCAAATGATCCCGAGGCTGCGTACGAGACGATTTTTGCACAAGCTGTGAAGCAAGCTAAGTCACTGATTTAGCGACAGGGGTAACATCGGCAGTTCTTACCCCTGTTCGCGGTGGTTCTGCTTCGGCAACGTCTCGCCATCTCTCAACGGAGGTGGCCAATGCACGCCGAAGCACTGTCTCAAGATGAGCGCCGCGCCTTCCCGCGCATGGTGCCCGAAGCAATAGCGGCAGCACCCGAGCTTGATCGGTTCCTTTCGCTCGACGACGTCAAGCGCATCACCACCCTAGGCAAGACTGCAATTTACGCACGGATCGGACGCGGCCAATTTCCGAGGCCAATCCCCTTGTCGCGCTCCAAAGTGGCATGGTCCGCGCGCGATCTTGCGCAGTGGCAGCAGGATCAGCGATCCGCTCCTCGGGCCGATGATGACGTCCTTATGCTCACCGCTGGCGAGGACATCGCCGCGTGATCTGCACTTCTGTCAGCACGAAAAGAAACAGCCGCCCCGACGAGCATCGGGAGCGGCTGCGATTGGATTCGGTCTCGGTCAAAGACGGTTCTTATGTAGCGCGTGTCCGTCGATTTCTCAAGGACACCCGCAATGAACATCCAACGCCCTAGCGCCGCGACACGGCGCAAATCTATCCATTGGCACCGCCGTAACCACGGCGCCGTGCTGGAACGGCATCGTAAAGCCCGTCTTCAGCTAGAAGAGCGCGCAATGCTTGACGGTGTGGTCGATCTAATGTGGACGGACCAGGCCGCTCTCAAGGATGAGGCTGCAACGCTCGCTGGCCGCCTCAATATTGACGTTCGACAATTCAAACGCGTGCTGTCCCAACTCGTCGAGAAGCGCGAACTGACCCGCCGCGATGGGCTCATTCTTGATGAACAAACGGAGCGAGATATCGCTCAGCTACACGATAGCTATCCGGTAGCTAAGAAAGATCTTTCTGAAAAGTGTAACGGAAACAGCAAAAACGGCAGCACAGACTTAGAGTCTAGACTTAGAACCTCCTCCTTAGTTCCTCCGGAGAGCGATGCGGCAGCGGCGGCATTCGAGCGATTCTGGACGATTTGGCCGGAGAGTCAGTTCAAACGCTGGAAGAGCGAATGTCGTGGCCTGTACACGGCAGCCCTTGGCGCGACAACCCCCGCCGAACTCGAGGCAGCAGCGCGTGCTCACGCCACCAAGCATCCCGGCCAGTTCGCCGGCGCTCCCAAAAAATGGCTGACCACGGCGGGATGGCAGGACTACGCGATAGGGCCGCATGTGGATCGCGACGCACCTGGCGCATCGAACCTGCCGCTGTGGGACGATGCCGAAAAGCTTCGGGCCCGCGATTTGAGGGGGCACTTCCCGGTCAGCGACTGGGTGCTAACCTTGGCCTTAAAAGGTGGCGGTTGGCATGCGGAGCTAGGGCCGTCGCTAACCAGTGGCGAGCGCACAGTCCTTCACGACTACATTGCCGGCAAGCCCGAGCTGATTGATCGCCTCGAGCGCGAATGCGGAACCGAAATCCCGGGCTGGATGCGTGACGCGGCCGACGTGATTGCAGCCGGCAACATCGTGCCGTTCGCTCAGCGAGCAGCCGTCGATGTGAGGGCACTCGCATGACCGTCGCCCCGCAAGACATCCTCGCGCGCCGAGACCAGGTGCTCGCCCGCCTCGCTGCCCTGCCCCCTTGCAAGGACCGGCAGCGTAAGCGCCTCGAGCTCGTGACACGCGCCTTCCTCGACAGCCCGCACTTCGCGACGGCGATCGATCTCGGATGGGACGATGCCGAGTTGTTCGGCGCAGCCCCGATCGCCCCCGAGTATCGCTATGCCGAACAGGGCCTCGTGACCGGTCTGGCGCTGTCTTCGCTGTCGGGACCGAAGCTCGAGGCGATCGAAGCCGCGCGCGCCGTGGTGCGCTGTGCATCCGGCTCGCGACTGATCTCGCTTCGACGCTCGCCCGGCTCCGAACCTGGGAAGCCGTGGTTCGAGCAGTCAAAGTTCACGACACGGGAGGCGGCCAATGTGTAGCGCCCTCCCCGGCTCGAAAACCTGCCGCCAGTGCGAGCAGGTCCGGCCGGCCGCCAGCTTCCTGCCGTCGGCCTTGTCTGACGACGGTTTGACGGATCGCTGCAAGCCTTGCGTGTTCGCGAACGCTGCTCGCGACCGTCAGGAGCGCGAAAGCCGCCGCGCGGCTACCGGTGCCGCGGCCGGGGGTGTGAATCGCCGCCAGCGCGCAAATTTGACCCCTTCCGCACCCGAAAGGATCTCGACCCATGTCTGACCGCCGCAATGAATTCCCGCCGTCCGTCACTGTCGGCAAGTTGTACGAGCGCACCTCGGCGCAGGGCAATCAGTACATCACCGGCTTTTTCGGATCGATGAAGCTCACGCTTCTGAAGTCCAAGGACGCCGATGCTGAGGGCCATCGATTTGGAACCTGGTGATCGCGGCAGCCCCTCCCCGCAACGGAGACCAGGGCAAGGCGAGGAAGGCCGACGCCGAGCGTCCACGTGACGGGGAGCGATCGCGTGCGCTGATGCAGTCGCATGTCTCCGCCGGCGCGGATGACGCCGAAATTCCTTTCTGAGGGCCTGGCCATGAGCGATGAAAACAGCGAACCGATCGGCGAGTTTTGGCAGCTCCTCCTCGCTGAGGCAGAGGCTCAGCCGACGCGTGCGAACGACGCCGAATTCGCCAAGCTGATCGATGGCGTCGAACTCGTGCACGCAATGATGGACAAGCTCAATCTCTCCGAAGCGCTCGCTAGACGAGACTTCGGAGACGCGGTGATCAACAGCGCGATCGTGTTTTTCCATGCCCTCTCGCCGCATGACCGACACGTGATCGTCGCGCATCCGCACCCCTACCGCCTGCTGGCGCAGGTCCATATCAACTCGAAGCAGTGAGGCCGGTTATGGCATCTGGATACATCCCCCTGCCCGCGTATCGCGTGCCCGAGAACGCTATGCTCAGTTTCTCAGGTCTCAACGAAGGCATCGACGCGATAGGCCGTAGGCGAGAGTTGGATCAAACCCGCGCTGAGCGCGCAGAGGAACGTCAGTACCAGCGCGGCCGTAATGCAATGGTTGACCAGCGCTATGCGGACGAACGCGCCTACAGCCGCGGACGGGATACTCTGGCCGACACGAGATATGCCGACGAGACGACGTACAATCGTGGCCGGCAGAACGCGATGGACGATCGCGATCGTCGGAGGTTCGAACAGGACGAAAAGGACCGGCGCGCGAAGCGCTTCCAAGCACAGGTGGGCTTGATCGCCCCATTGGTTGAAAAGTACGCCCTAACGGAAAAGGACCCGGCGAAGCGCACCGAAATCATGCGCAACATTTTCTCTCAACATGCCGACCTTGCCGACGCGCCGGCTCAATTCCTCGATGGCGTCAACGGTCCCGAGCTGTTCATGGCGACAGCACAGGACCATCTGCTCGATCGGCGCAAGCAGCAGGCGGAAGTCGAAAAGCTCGAGTCGGAAAATGCGTTCAACCGTTCGCTCGGTGGCATGATCGACGGCTCCGGCGCCACGCCGGCCGCGCCTACACAGCCGCCGGCAATGTACCAGCCGCAAAGCTACGCGCCGGACAATGCGGGACAGCCGCGCTTGCAGCCGATCTCCGACACGTACCCCGCACAGAGCACACCTCCCGGAATCGTGCTCGCGCAGAATAGCGAAGGGCCTGACCCGACTGCGCCGCCTGTCGCAGACGGTCCGTCGCCGGGAGCGGCTTACAATTTGCCGGGCGACGAGAACGTGAACACGGCGTTCGGTCGAATGCCGCGCGACCAAGCTCGACGCCTCGGAATGGGCCTTGCTCTTCGCGGCAAAGGCGATGCTGGCCGGATGATGATCGACGCGGCATCCACCGGCAGCATGACCAAGCCGACCATTAACGCAGTGCAGGAAAAGCAGCTCAACGCGGTCGAGCAATATGCACGCCTCAAGGCGATCAAGCAGTCATGGAAGCCCGAATATCAGACAATCGACAAGCGGCTCGGCTTTGCCTGGAACAGTCTGGTCGACAAGTTCGGAGGCACGCGCAAGTCCCTCACCTCGCAGCAGCGACAGGAGCTTGCTGCGTATTCGGCATCCAGAGCCGAGGGGCTAAACAACCTGAACCAGTACATCAAGGAAATCACTGGCGCGGCGATGACGATCCCCGAAGCCAATCGCATCAAGAAAACGCAGCCGAACCCCGGTGAAGGCATCTTTGACGGCGACAGCCCGACTGAGTTCCAATCGAAGATGGACACCAACATCCGGCTGACTGAGATGGCACTCGCTCGCTACAGCTACCTCACGAAGAACGGCTTCGACGGCACTGTCGATGAAATGTCGAAGCAGATCCCGCTCGATGACATGCCACGCGTCATTCAACAGGAAACGAACAAGATCCAGAACGACGTCATGAAAGCAAATCCCGGCGTTCCCCGTCAGGAGCTCGTCCCTATCATTCAACAGCGCCTGCGCGCACAATTCGGAATCGAGTCATGATGCCGCTCAACGAAGCCCCTCCCCTGCGTCACGTCTCGCGCTTCCGTCTCGCTGATGAGGCGGCCGCGCGCAACGCTCCGACGCCCGCCCCTACGCCGGCGTCAGCCGATGGCGCCCTCGACGGCATGGATTTGCTCTTCAATGACGCATCGCCGGCGACGCTCCAAAACGTGCAAGCCGGAGCGGATAACAGCCCGCTCAACGGCGAGGACCTGCTATTCGGCAACAGCGCGCCTTCGGCAGAGGGAGAGCATGCACCATCCCCCTACGCCGAGCCCGATGCAGACACATGGTGGGGCCGGCGAGCGCAAGACGTCCGCGGCCGACATGATCCGCGCGAAGCCGACACGAAGACCCTATTCGAGCAGTTCCCCGGAGAGCTTCGGAACGCGACTGCAAACGCCGCCATCTTCGGCGCGTCAGACGCTCAGATGGGCGACATCATCGCGAAGCAGCTAGGCGACAAGCTTATTCGTCGCGAGCAGGACGCCAACGGCTACGACGTGTTTGTGACGCGTGGCGCCGATGGGCAGGAACAGCGCGGCTATGTGAATGCTCCGGGTCTCGATAGCCAGGACATCTCGCGCGGCATCTATGGCGCTATGCCGTACATGATCGGAGGCGCCGGCGTAGGCGCCGCGATGAAGGGTGCGCGCGGAATTTCCCGTCTCGCGGCCTATGGCGCATCGTCCGGCGCGACCAGCATCGCCGGCGACATTGCACAGATGCCGATGGGCAGCGAGCAAGGCGTCGAGCTTTCGAAGGCAGGCTTGGCCGCTCTCGCGGGCGCGGCTGGCGTACCGCTCGAATTCCTCGCCGGTAAGGCCTGGGGCCGGTTTGTAATCGAGCCACGCCTATTCAATCGATCGACCGGGCAGCTCACACCTGAAGGGCAACGCCTCGCCATGTCTCAGGGCCTCGATCCGCAGGCCATGCAGGCCGACATCGCGAAGACGTTCGCGCAGACCTACGCCAAGACGCGTGACGCCAGCCAGGCCGCGATCAAGGCGCAGGAGGGCGAGTTCGGCATTCCGTCGACAGCGGGACAGCGATCGAAAGATAAGTGGCAGCTCATGGAAGAGGAAGCGATGCGGCGCAACCTCTACGGCGAGCGGGCACGTGACACCATGCAGGCCTTCGATACGAAGCAGAGCGAGGCCGTCGACTTCGCGGCTCGATCACGCATGCCGAGCGACTTTCGCTCGCAGGCCACGGCTCAGAACGGAACGATGAACCCTTCGGGGGTTACGCACGTCCAGCAAATGCCAGACAACGCCGCGGACCTCGGAACCGGCATTCAAGCCGGCATGCGCCATGCTCGAGATATGGCCGAAGCGGGTGAAACCGCGGCCTGGGATGCCGTCACGGATCTGCTTCCGAAAAAGGAAGCGTTCGACCTGTTGCCCGATGCCCTCTCCGGCCGCCTCGGAGGCGTGCGCGTAACTTCGGAGATGCCGAAGGCCGCAGCAATGGCCAAAGCGCTCGACGAGTACGTGAGCGGAAAAGCCTTTGCCGATCCGGTCGCGAAGGTGCTTCAGCAGTCACCGGTGAAGACCGTTGACGAGATGCGGCGCCAGTTGCTCGGCATGTACAAGAGCGCGGCCGATCCCACAGACCAGATGGCATCGAAGGCGATCTATGACGGCTTCAACGATTGGATCGACGATGCGGCGAAGCAAACCCTACTCGCCGGAGATCCCGCGGCCGCGGCGAACCTTCGCATCGCACGAGACACGACGCGCACCATGCAGAACCTGTTCAGTCCGAGCGTGACGGGTCGCAACACGCCGGCGGCAAAGCTCATGCAGGAACTTGAAGCATCGGACAGCCCAGAACGTGCCGTGCAAATTCTCTTCGGCCCAGCCTCGGCTCAGAACCCGTCGACGATCAAGAGCGGCGCGATCGAGGCTCTGCGCTCGATGAAAGCCGCATTGCAGAAATATGCGGATCCTCGCATTGCCAGCGACACCATCGGGGATCTCAAAGTCGCCTATTGGGCGCGCCTTGTGCAGAACAACAAGGGTAGCCCCCACACTCCGCAGGTCATGCTGAACAACATCAAGGCTTCGCTATCGAGCCAGAAGACGCTCGTGGAAGAGTTGTATTCACCGGCCGAGATCAAGCAAATCCGTCGCCTCGCCAGTGAGCTCGAGCGCATCGCCTATAAGGACCCGAATCCGTCAGGGTCGGGTTACACGGCCGCGGCGCTCACGAAGCAATTCTTCGGAAAGCTTCTCGATGCAGTTCCGATGGCTCGGCCTATCTACGAATACAGCGGACTGCCGAAAGTCGTCGGTTCCGTCTCCGCGCGCCGAGCCGTTAATCAGGCAGTGCGCCAGACGCCAAGGAACGCCCTCCCCTACTCTTCGACGGCCGGCGCCACGTACGGACGGCAAGGCGGAAGCAACGCGATGCGGGCACCTGAGGAAGATCAATCGCGCAACGCGATGCGTTAGCTGAGATACCACGCCAGGAAGCCGAGCGTCAGCATGATCAAACCCATACTGACGCTCGCCCAAAGCTCTCGACCATCGCCCCATTGATCATTCATCTCGGAGTACGACATAAGCGCCGCAACGGGTGCCCACCCAATCAGGCCATAAGCGCCGATTTTGAGGATGGTCGGCTCCGGTGCATGCAAGCCGTAAAGTAGCGCTGCGCCGAACACCGCTTGGCCTATGGCCATCGCCACGGCGGTGTACCGCACGTAGCGCCGTATGCTCTCTCGCCTGCTGTCGTCCCCCTGCATGCTGAGTCCGTAGCACGCTAACATTTGGCTTCAAAGTCTACTGCTCGCCGAAACGGATGCAGGGATGGTTTGAGCCCATCGCACTAGAGCCGCACAATTGCGCGGCGGGATTCCCATGCGGATCCAGATCTGGGTGTAGGTAAGTCCCTGTTCGCGGAGTTTTATAATGCGTCTTGCTGTAGGTAGCTGCGCCATTCGCTTTGTCTGCCACCATGTCCTTCGTATCCCCAATGCTACGCAACGACGCTTAATTGCGGTCGCTGAGCGGCACAGATAACCGGCTGTTTCCGCGGCGTCGCAAGCGGAGTGGGCTCGCACGAAATCATCTTCCGAAGCTGTCCAGCGCGCGTAAGCCACGGACGCATCCGGATCGAAAGGACGCCTTTTTAGTCCTAAGACACTCCGTCGGTCAGCCACCGCTTTCTCTGACCTACCTATGCGCTCAGCAACAACCTTGTTCATAACTTGCATAGAAGACCGCAGAACAGCGTCTTCCTGAGGCGACCAAAAATAGTCAGAGCGATGAGTACTTCGCCTTGCTAGGCCCATATTAAACAGCTTGCACCGAATAGCCTTTGCGGACCGTCCAAGATAGGCAGCCATCTCGCCTAACTCATCGTCTTTGTGCTTGCGAAGCCACCTCAGGTCAGCAGAGGCCCACACCCTGAATGCGCCTGAGGCGTTCCGGCTTTCTGGGCTTGATGTATAGCTATGGGCGCCGTGTCCCACTCGTCTTCGCTTAACCGCTCCAATACTCCGATGGAGAATCGCCGCTAGCGATTCTGCGGTTGCATTTGTGTTGCGACGTAGCACCCGATCTTCTTGGGCGGTCCAGCGTGCACCGTGGAATTTTCGCCTTCTCTTAGCCATTCCCGAACCATCATC